GATCTCGCGCGCCGCGTCACGGCTCATCCCGGCGCGGGACGCGTAGACATCCGCATAGGCATTCGCCGCCACCCGAAGCGCCCTGGCCGAGGTGAGGTGATCTTCCTCGGTGCCGCGCCCGCTGGTGATGAAATGCGCCGGGTCGTGGATCATCATCAGCGACCCGGCAGGCATCGTGATCGTGTCGCCCGCCATCGCGATCAGGCTGGCTGCGCTCATCGCCACGCCGTCGATCACCACATCGACCGGGCCGGGGTAATTGCGCAGCAGCGTGTAGATCGTCTGGCCATCCATCGCGATTCCGCCGCCCGAATTGATCCGCACCGTCAACGGCCCGCCATCCATCCCCGCAAGGCGCTCGCGCACCTGCGCCGGCGTGACGTGATCCTCTTCCCAGAAGGTGGCGCCGATGGTGCCGTAAATCACCATTTCATTCATCGTCTGTCTCCTCGATAAGGGGCCTTGATCCTTCCGGCCGCGCCTGCGTGACACCCGATCCGCTGGTGACGCGCGGGTCGGTGTCGAAGACGAGGCCGGCCGCGTCGGCCGACGCGCGATCCTCGATCTGTTCTTCAAGGAGCCGATCCGGGTCCTGGCCGAGTTCGCGCACGACGCCCTGCCGGCTTGCGAACCCGGCGCGCACCTTGTCGGTCAGCGCCGGGATCTCGCGCGCCGGGTCGACGAGGAAGCGATGCGGCGGCGTCCATTTCACGCCGAGCGCGGCGATCTCGGCGGCGCGCACCGGGTCCGCGAAGCCCCAGGCCAAGCGGAACCAGTCGCCGATCCGGTCCATCATCAGCGGCACGAGGATCTCGCGCTGCCAGGAACTGACAGCGCGGTCCATTTCAGCCCGGCCCATCCGCGCCGAACTGAAATTCACCTGCCCCAGGTCGCCGGACAGCGCCTCGTAGGTGACGCCGAGGCCCGACGCGATCGAGCGCAGCACGCTGCGCATGAACTCGTCGAAGCCCGCGGCTTCCGGCGGATTGGCCAGCACCACTTCGTCGTTCTGGCCGATTTTCTGGATCAGGCCGGGCGACAGCGTCTCGCCGGGGCCGGCGCCGGGGTTGGTATCGTCGCTGCGCCAGAAGGCCGTAAAACACGCGGCCACTTTCTGGCGCATGATCTGTGCGTCCTGGTAGTCGGCCAGGTCCTGCATCGCCATCATTACCGGCGCGAACCAGGTGACGCCACGCATCTGGCCGGGCCGATCCTGCCGGTAGAGGTGGATGACCGATCCCGCCGGGTAACGGCGCGAGGTAAGCCGCATGCCACCCGCCCTCGGGTTTTCGGTGCCCGGGTGCTGGTCGTGGATCCAGTAAGCCACGCGGCGGCCGTCGGGGTCGTACTCGATACCGTCGAACACGGTGTTCCCGGGCACCTCTCGGCTTGGCCCGTAAACCGTGTCGTCGAGGTACTCGCTTTCGAGAACGCGCAGTTTCAGCGGGATCTCGGACCGGCGACGCGAGTCGAAGATCGGAACGATCAGCGCCTCGCCGCCTTCGACCATTGCCCGCGTCGCCAGCTGCTGCAAGCCGTAAAGGTTCTGGCGCCCCTCGAAGTCGATTGCCGTGGTGCCGAGGTGCCGCTCGATCCAATCCCGGCCCTCGGCGCGCAGGTCATCGCTGCCGCCGGTCAGCTTGGGCAGGATGCCGTCGCCGACCACGTTGTTGACGATCACATCCTGCGCCCGGCGCGCCCAGGGGTTATTGCGGATCAGGTCGTGCGCGCGCGCGCCCATGACACCGCGGCGCGCGGCGGCAGCATCGGCATCGGCCCGGCTGTCGCGGAACGTTCCCGCCCGCCGGCCGCCGGTCGCGGCATCGTAGCGCATCTCGTTGAGGCGGCGGTTCAGCATCTCCGCCTTGATCCGGCTGGCAGCGCGCGCCGCGGCGAGGCCGGGCGCGACGGTCATCAGGGCGCGGTCGAGCCCCGCCATCAGTCGACCCCCCTCGTGACCGTCGGGTAGACCTGTTGCGTAGGCGCGCTCGGGGACAGATCGCTCTCGACCCGGCGGATCAGGTCGGCCATCTCGGACATCGACCGGAATTCCACCCGCTCGTCTCCCTTCTGGACGCTTTTCACGCCCTTCACGTAATTCGCCTTCAGCTCGGCGAGCTGCGCGGCGGTGTATCCGCTCATATCCAGTCGGTCCTCTTGGTGATCCAACCTGTCGCCCGATCGTCGGCCAGGACCGGGGCGGCGGGTTTCGGGATTTCGCCGGCATCGGCCAGCCGGAAGGGGTTGTCGGCACTCATCGCGGCCCAGGCCGGCGGCGCCTCCGCGTTGATGCGGCGCAGGCCCTTGTGCTCGGCCAGCGCCTGCGCCTGCACGGCGAGGTCGAGGCTTTCGTTGCGTTTCATGCCGGGGCGCGGCACCCAGCCTTTCTCGGTCCGCGTCTCGGCGGTAAACTCGACCAGCGGATCGTCTTCCAGCCATTCGGGCAGCGGGAAGGCGCCCTCGGCCGTGCCCGGCTTCAGAAGCGCGGACGCGACAGTGTCCTTCAGCCGGTCGGTCGCGATATTGAGGATGCGGATCCCGCGCCGCCGGCGCGCATTGCCGCGTTCCGGCGCCTCGTGCCATGTCCGGCTGCGCTGGTGCAGCCCGCCATGGCCGCGCGTGACGAACCACAGGTTGCCCTGCCCGGCCTTGCGGCGCGCGCCCCAGAACTTCTCGGCGTTGTCCGAAACGCCCGGCTCGCCTTGGAAATCGACGCCCAGCGCCGCGGGGCGCAACCGCACCCCCTGCCCCTCGACCGGGTATTCCGCGATGGCCAGCGGGTCGAGCACCGCCCAGTCCTCGGCCACCTTCGCGGGGTCCAGCGCGCGGCGAGCATCGCCGGGCGCGCCCTCGGGCGGGGTGGCAAGGTCGAAGCGGTCGACCACGGTGCGCCGACCGTCCAGCCCGAAGGCGTGCACCGCGACCACGAACCGGCCCCGCTGGACGTCGACCGCAGTCACCACGAAGGCGGTCCAGTCCGGGCAGTGGCCGCGCGGCGTCAGGGTCCGGCCCTCGCGCAGCTCTGCCAGCGGGATCGCACCGTCGTCGTCGACCGCGATAGGCAGGTAGGGACGGCCGAGGCCGGTGTAGTAAAACTTGCGCAGGTCGGTCTCGTCGCCCAGTTCTTCCAGGCGCCGGGTCGCGGTAATTTTCTGCGCGACGAGGTCGCTCCAGCTGCGAAAGGCCGCCGCCGCGCCGTCCATCGCGTAGGACGCGATGTCCGTACCCCGGATCGCCACGTCGCCGAGGGCGCAGAGCGTGCCGTCCGATGCCTCGTGGCGCCACCCCCCGCGCCCTTTCAGGATGGCGCGATTGAGCTCCACCTTGTGACGATGATCGATGACCGCGCCGCAATGCGGGCAGACCATCACCGCGCGCTCACCGGCCGTCATCGGATCCAGCGTCTCGTCGAACTCGATATGGTCGAAGCTCGCCTCGAACTCCGTGTGGCAGTCGCGGCACTCCCAGTAGAGGCGGGCGCGCGTGCCGTCGTTGTAGATCGGCACGATCCCTTCCGCGACCGGCGGGTATTCGTGCGGACGGGCCTGCGACCTTGCCCATGTCGGATCGACGATCGGGCGTGCCGGGGTGCTTTCGACGAGCACGGAGCCGCGTGAGCGATAGGTCGTGATCCGGTCCAACGCCATGCCGAACGGCGTGCCTTCGGCGTTGTCGGCCGGGCCGAGGACCAGGTTTTCGAAGTGGTCGTAATCGGTCAGCAGCACCATACGCTTCGAGCGGCTCGACAGCTGGCGCACCGTGGGCCAGCCGATTTCGATTGACATCCCCGCGAAGCGCTTGCGGCCCTTGGCGTCGTCGTCCTTGCCGCGACCCAGCCGCTCGCGGATTGCCGCCGAATTCTGGATCACCGGATCCAGCTTGTCCTCGACCCAGGCGCGCGCATCGCTCTGCGTCATGTGCACGATCATCACGGGCGACGGATCGCAGGTCACGGCGTGCAGCGCGACATTCATCAGGAGCTGCGTCTTGCCCGTCTGCGCCGGACCGATGAAGCAGACCGCCTTGTAGCGGCGCGATTGCGTCACGTCCTGCGGCTCGACCATGTAGGGCACAAGGTCGCGATCGTAGCCCTGTACGCGTCCCGCCATCGGGATGCGGATGTAGCGCTCCGACGCCTCGGTGACGCTGATCCGGCTCGGCGGGTCATACATCGGCAGGGCATCGCGCAGGATGTCCTCCGGCGTGGCATAGGGCGCCAGCGGGCGCATCGCCGCCTCGCGTCCCTGTCCCGTCAGCTGCACCATGGGCTTCTCAGACCGCCTCGGTCTCGGTAGCGTTCGGCCGGATCGGCGTCACCTCGGCAGACACGCCGTCGAGATGTCGCTCGATCTCGAGGCGCAGCTCGGTCAGCAACTGGTCGGCGCGGGTCTGCGCGATCTCGACCTCGCGCGGGGCGAGGCCGAGCTCGGCTTCCAGGAAATCACCGTATCCGACCAGCGCGTCGCGGGTGATGGAGATCATCGACTGCAGCAGGCGCTCGACACGGTGACGACGCACCAGGTCGCCGCGTTGTTCCTCGGCGCGGGCACGCACCAGCTCGGCCTCCGCCCAGGCGCGCACGTCCTGCGGCGTCATTGAGATCTCGTCGGCCTCGGCGTCGTTCAGGAAGGTCATCGCCATCTGCTGCGCCACGTCGGCGGCGCGGCGGCGGGCGCGGTCGTTGCATTCCTTTTGCCACATACGCCAGGCGTAGCAGTGCGACAACTGGAATTCGTAGCTGGTGCCATTGCCGCCCCGGCTCAGCACCGGCATACCGGCCGAAACCCATTTCGAGATCGTCGGCTCGGACACGGCCATCGCCTGCGCAAGCAGGCTGCGGTTCAGGACGGTGTCCTCGATACCGTCGGGCAGCGGATAAGCATCGACACTCAGCGTCTCGCCGTTGTCGAGCTCGATCTGCATCGTTACCGTTTTCCTCACGAAAACAAGAACCTAAAGTTTACCCCCGGAAAAATCCGGCGCGCCCTCAAACACCGGGGCGCGAATAACC